ACTGCAAACATATTGCGGCATTTCAGCATGGACTTGTTGTCCATTCCGGTGTCGGCAAGGCAGTCTTTCACCATCTTCGAGATGGGGGCGGCGATGACATCCTGCTTAATACCCATTTCCTCTATCGGATTATCGGTCTTGAAAGCGGCCTTTTCCAAGTCTGACTTCTGGAAAGCATCTGTATCGATGATGATACAAGCAGTGGATTTAGCAAACTTATATTGGGTTTTCAGTGCGGCGGCGTTCATCGCTACCAATACGTCGCATTTGTCACCTGGGGTATAGACTTTCTCTGCACCGATATGTACCTGAAAACCGGAAACACAGGTGAGTGAGCCTCGCGGGGCGCGGATATCTGCCGGAGAGTCGGGGAATGTACTGATATCGTTGCCCACGGTAGCCGAAACTGTTGAAAAGATGTTGCCGGCGAGCTGCATACCATCGCCGGAGTCTCCGGAGAAGCGGACTACCACTTGCTCCAGTTCTTTGACCATCATGTCGTTTGCCATAACTTACGAATTACTATAGATTATTTGAGGATTACTATTCCGTTTACATAGGCAGCAAATTTCGGAAAGTTAATCGGATTAACAAAACTTTTTTCGGAAAATCGGCAGAATACATTATCTTTGCATCCGTAATCAGCTTGCGTCGTGTAAAAATAGTGTAGAAGTTCTATAAATATTCTACATATTCCGCTGATTATCAGTTGAGGCTCTGTAGTTCAACGGATAGAACAAGAATTGACCTAAACACTTAACCTGGTGAAAAGGGGATTTTCTCAGCCAAAAAACTCTGGGGCACACAGAAAAGTAAAAGAAAAATTTGTAAGGCTCTGTAGTTCAACGGATAGAACACAGGTTTCCTAAACCTGGGATATGAGTTCGATTCTCATCGGAGCTACTTTTTCAGCTCACACTTTCAAAGTGTGGGCTTTTTTGTTCCGCATATTCCGCAAAATTCCGCTATCTTTGCGGTGAAAAGTTCTACAATAGTTCTACAGAAGCAGATGGCTACATTCAAAGCAGAGGTGTATGCTCACCAGAAAAGGGAGGATGGCACCTATAACATTAAGATCAGAGTAACCCAGAACAAACGGAAAAAGTATCTGGCTACAGTATGGTATGTGAGTAAGGAGGATCTTACACGCTCCCTGAAACTGAAAAATCAAAAGTACATAGACCTGACCGATGACCTTATTAGAAAGTATCGTGATCGGTGTGATCGTGTCGGTGAGAGGCTAAAGACTATGAGCGTGGAGCAAGTGGTGGATCTTATTACCTCAGATCAGAATGAAAGGTTTGAGCTGGATATAGTGGCGTACACCTGGAAAGTGATTGAGGGGCTGAAAGCCTCTGGGCATAGTGGCAATGCTGCCAGCTATATCACTGCAATCAGATCGCTGGTAAAGTTCGTGGGCAGGGAGAAAGTAATGATCTCAGAAATTACGGTAAAGTTCCTGAATGACTGGATAGCCTGGATCGGTAAGCAGCCAAATGTTACCAGAGGTTATGTACAGCACAACTACCTTAATAGATTGAGGGCGATTCATAACCGAGCTAAAAAGGAGTTCAACGATGAGGATGCTGGTATTATCAGGATTCCAAACTCTCCATTCAACCATATTGATTTTCCAAAGCTGCCAGCTCCCAGGAAACGAGCTTTGACTATAGAGCAGATCCAGGCGATTGCTAACCTGGAGTATTCAATGATCATGCAACCAGGTACCAATAGATTCAACTTTGCCAGGGATATGTTTCTGCTGAGCTTCTGCCTGGTTGGTATAAACGCTATAGACCTGTATAATTGTACGGACTGCAAGGATGGCAGGATCACCTACCAGAGAACAAAGACAAAGGAGAGGCGTGTGGATAAGGCTGAGATCTCCATCAAGATAGAGCCAGAGATCCAGGCACTGGTAGATAAGTATAGGGATCCATCTGGTGAAAGGGTGTTCAAGTTCTATAAGATGTACTCCAGTTTAGATACGCTGAGTGCTGCCATTAACAAGGGGCTTAAAAAGATCGGTGAGTTTATCGGTGTGGATGATCTGGAGTTTTACGCTGCCAGGCATTCCTGGGCTACCATAGCTCTTAATGATGCAGAGGTGGATAAGTACACCGTACACGCTGCCCTTAACCATGTAGATGATTCAATGAGGGTAACAGATATGTATATACGCAAATCCTGGGATCCTATTGATAAGGCAAACAGGAAAGTGATGGATCTGGTACAGCTTTCACTTGGTAAAGTAGAGGAGCCTATATATTTGCCTAAGCAAAAATAAGAATTTGCCTAAGCAAAATTCAAGCAAAAGGGCGAGCAAAACATTTGCCTAAGCAAATAAGGGTGTTTTGCCTAAGCAAATTTTCATAACTAACTGAAAATCAATAGTGGCATACTGGTAAAAATACCTGTTTTGTGTTTTGCCTAAGCAAAAGTATATTATTTGCCTAAGCAAAAATTTGTAAATCATTGATAATCAGTAACGGCTTTATCTGGTTTGAATTTTATTTTGCCTAAGCAAAAACACCCATTTTGCCTAAGCAAATGTTATAAACTCCTATACATATATACTATATATAAGAATAAATATATAATAAGGTTATAGTATAAGTATATAGATAGGGGGTGTGGGGGAAAGATAGAAAAAGGCGATACCTGTAATATGGTACCGCCTTTCTCATTACTCTTTGTCAAACATTCTGCCAAATCCTGTAAGCAGCCATCTGGCACTCACTCCGTACTCCCTTACCATAGGTTGAAGCCAGGAAACCTGAAACCAGCCACGATCAAGATCTTTTCTCTGGGCTATAAAGTTTCTCCTGTCTATTTCGTACAGCCTACAGTAGGTGTTTACGCCTCTGATTTTTTTGCTCTCGATAATGGCATCCAGGGCACTATAGAAGCGTTCCATAATCTGTTTGCTCACTGTAGTATTCATTTTTTTAGAGTAACATTTTTCGTTATTTCATAGGGCTGTCCTGAAAGATCCACTCTTAATGTGTCGTACTTATCCATGTTATCAGACCAGCAATAAGGTAGAGAAAATCTATCCTCATACAGTGTTATTGGCTTTGATGTTTCGCCAGGTGCCTGTCCTATCATACCCAGTGGGTAAAGATTGCTATTTGTTTCTCCATTGGTTATGGTGAGGTATCGTACCTGTATTGTTTCTCCACCATCCAGCACGCCAGGATCGTCTGTTTTTGAACACGAAAACAATAAGGCTGTAACAACGAATAAAACTATCTTTTTCATGGTAACATACATTGCAAGTGTATTATATCATTATTTAATGATTCAAGGAATGAGGTAGTTTTATTTTCTATTTTGGCTGCTGTGATAGCACAAGCGATCTCCTTTCTTACCTCCAGGATCCTCTCTGAATTTACCTGGTAATTTCCATTGGTAGCCTCTTTGTAGAGGTCAATAACCATTCTGTAATACTTTTCCATATCTAAACTATTTAACCGACATACAAAGTAAAACTCTGTAAACTCCGTTTATATCCTCCCAGGCTATTTCAAATGGTGCGAAAATTGGATCTGTGTTTATAGAAACACATCTTACATAGCCCTCTTTTTGAGAGGGTACCAGGATCTTAACTACTACACCGTTACAGGTGTCAAGCACATACACCTTACCCCATTCTATAAATGCCCTTTCGTTGATTCTCTTAATGAAGATCTGGGAGCCGTTAGGGTATTCTGGAGCCATACTATCACCACTGATCGGCATAGCAAAATCGGCTCCTCTGATAGGTGATACAACCTTTTCACAATCGCTCTCCTTAACAGATACTACAAAATCATTCAGGCTGCCTCCCTGGGCTGCTATTGGAAGCAAGGGTACCAGCTTTGCAGTGATCTCCTCGCTTGTTTCGTTATCTCCTGGAGTTTCCAGAGTTCCCTCACTATCTCCAGTGTTCAACATTTCACCTACACCGCTTTTCAACCAGGCTATGTTTAGCTCTGGGTAAACCTCTTTGATTTTCTGTAGCGTGTTCTCTCTAATACTATCTCCCACTTTATTAGCCCATCCGTTACTCATTCCGATAGAGATCTCAAACTTTTGCTGCCCCAGTTTCTTGTATCGGAGGAATTGAAGCAATCTTTCTTTTGTTTCGCTCATAATTACCGAGTTTAATTCTAATTTGAAAATCAGTTAGTTACAAATTTTCCGCAAAATAATTAGAAAATAATTCAGAAAAAGTTTGGTTTATTAGAATTATTCTCTGTATCTTTGCGGTACTATTTACGGAATAGTGGTGCAAATATAGCGAAAATGTGTTTGCCAAACATAATTAACCGAGTAAAAAATGAAAAAAAGTACATTCAGAAAGATCTATGACAAGCTGCCAGCTCAAAAGGTGGTGGCTCCAAAAACAGAGTGGATTAAGCGGATGGCTAACATTTGCAAGGTACACCCGACAACTGTACGCTGTTGGTTGGCAGGTACACAGAAGCCTGATGCACTCAGAATCTCTTTGCTCTCTCAGGAGCTTGGAGTACCAGAAAACGAATTGTTTAACTAATTAAATGCAACACCGATGAAAACAGAAATCGTTTCTAATCTTGTTTGGATAGCAATCTGGGCTATCCTGGGTATTACAGCTCTGATCGGAGCTATCTTTTGTGGTGCTTACTGGCATTTCTTTACTGCTGGTGCGTGCCTCCTTTTTGTGGTCGTTCTTTGGAATGATGATGCCTATGGCAGAGAGAGTGTAAAATCATACTTTGCAAAGGTAGCAAGGGCAAAAAGGATTAGATAATGCAAATCACTTTAGAATTATACGAGCTTAAAAATCTCTGCTCAGAAATGGCAGAGCTTGGTGCTGCTAACTATGTTAAGCAGACTAAGCCCTCTGTGGATCTTATATCTCAGAGAGAGGCGTACAGGTTATTTCAGGAAAGCCGTGTGAAACGCTGGGTGCAAAAGGGTTTCATTACAGGCAGTAGGGGTGGCAGTTCAGCAAATTCTAAAGTTCTCTACTCAATGGCTGATCTCATGGCAGCCGATAAATCCGAGAAAATAAATTCAATCATTAACAGGTAATTGATATGCGAACAATCAAACTGAAATCTTTATCCCTGGTAAATTTCAAGGGAGTAAGAAGCCAGGAAATCAATTTCTCCGATCAGGTAACTGTAGTGTGTGGAGAAAATGGCACTGGCAAAACGACTGTGTTTGATGCGTTCCTGTGGCTGCTTTTCGGAAAGGACAGTACAGGTCGCTCAGATAGTAATTTCAACATTAAAACGCTGGATCCCCAGACTGGAAAGCCTATTCTACACCTGGAGCACTCTGTTACTGGTGTGCTGGATGTGGATGGCACCGAAATTAAGCTACAGCGTTGTTATGTGGAAAACTGGGTTAAGCCCAGAGGTACTACAGAGGAAACTCTACAGAATCACAAGACAGAGTATTTCCTGAATGATGTAAAACTGGCTACCAAAAAGGAGTATGATGCAGAAATAGCTGCTATCCTCCCTGAGGATCTTTTCAAGATGGTAACAAATCCATTCTACTTTACCTCTTTGAAGCCAGAGGTGCAGAAATCTATGCTCCTGGATATGGCTGGCAGTGTTACCGATGATGAGGTAGCCCAGCTCAAACCTGAATATCTGGAGCTGCTTGCTCAGCTTTCTGGGCGTTCTCTGGCTCAGTATGCCAGGGAGGTAGCTGCTAAGAAAAGAGCTTGTAAGGATGAGCTGGCAGTGATACCGAGCCAGATAGATACTGCAAACCGATTGAAGCCAGAAGCTGAGGACTGGGTAGCCCTGGATGCAGAGCTGACAGAAAAGAAACAGCGTGTGGCTGATATTGACAGCCAGATCTCCGACAAATCAAAGATCAACGAACAGGAGTATAACCGTAAGGCTGGCATTCAGAAGCAGATCGGTGAAAAGAAGATCGCCATAGCTAACAGAGAGAATGCTATCCGTACCCAGGCTAACCAGGGAGCACATGAGGCTGATACAAAGATCCGAGAGCTGGAGTATAAGCTGAGAAACCAGGAGGCAGACCTACAGAGAAAGAGATCTACCCTCTCCTCTATAGAGGCTACTATAACAAGCCTGGATAACGAGCTGAACACATTGCGTGGGCAGTATCGCACAATCAATGCTGAGCAGATCCAGTACCCTGAGGGTGCTTTTGTGTGCCCTACCTGTAAGCGACCTCTGGAGGTGGAAGATATAGAGGCTAAGCAAAGAGAGCTACAGGCTAATTTCAATCAGGCTAAATCTGAAAAGCTCCGTAAGAACAAAGAGCAGGGTGTGGCTAAGGCTCAGCAGAAAGAGCAGCAGCAGATCCAGCGTGATAATATCCTGGCAGAGATAGCAGCTCTGGAGCAGCAGATCACCACAACAAAGGGGATGATAGAACAGGCGAGATCTAACAGACCAGAGGCACCAGATGTAAATCTGCTTATCTCCAGCGATCAGGAGATTATAGACCTCCGTAATGAGATTACAGAGCTTGAAAACCAACTCACAGTAGATGTTAAGCCTGTAGATACCTCAGAACTCCAGCAAGCTAAATCGGTGCTTAATGAGAATATCCAGGAGCTTTACAAACGCCTGGCTAAGCGTGAGCAGATAGAGCGTGCAGAGCGTGAAATAGAGGCTCTGGAGGAGAAACGGATCCAGAACAACCAGAAGCTGGCAGACCTGGAGAAATGGGAATACACTGCCCTCTCTTTCCAGAAAGATAAAGATGCAAAGCTCCTGGAGCGTATCAATGGGCTGTTTAGCGTGGTATCATTCTCATTCGTGGATGAGCAGCTTAATGGTGGTGAAAAGCTCACCTGTGTATGTACGGTGAACGGCACTCCATATCCTGATGTGAATGCTGCTGGTAAGGTGAACGCTGGACTGGATATAATCAATGCTATATGCCAGGCTAAGGGTATCAGTGCTCCGATCTTCATTGACAACAGGGAGAGTGTAAATCAGATCATCCCTACCATATCCCAGGTTATCAATCTGGTAGTAAGTACAGATAAAGTTTTAACCATAAAATAATCAGCTATGGCACAACAAGCAACAACACAAGTGGTACCGACTGCAACGAGCCAGGCAGGACAGGTAGCTAAGAAGCAGAGAGGTGTAGATCTCCTGAAAAATATGCTCAATGCAGAGAGCGTACAGGCTCAATTCAAGAATGCTCTGGGTAAGAACTCTGGCACCTTTGTAGCCTCAGTTATTGACCTCTACAATGGAGATAAGAGCCTCCAGCAGTGTGAGCCTAAGGCGGTAGTTATGGAAGCCCTGAAAGCTGCTGTATTGCATTTGCCTATTAACAAGGCTCTGGGCTATGCCTTTATCATTCCGTTCAACAACAACAGAAAGGTAAAATACACCGATGAGCAGGGTGTGGAGAGAGAACGCTGGGAGAAAGTGATGGAGCCTACTTTCCAGATCGGTTACAAAGGCTTGATCCAGCTTGCTATGCGTACAGGGCAGTACCGTACACTCAATGCCGATGCTGTGTATGAGGGTGAGCTGAGAAAGGTAAACAAGCTCACTGGAGAGATCGCCTTTGATGGTGAACGCACCTCTGATAAGGTTGTAGGTTATTTCTGCTACTTTGAGCTGCTTAATGGCTTTGCCAAAACTCTCTATATGACAGTTGAGCAGATGGCTATGCACGCTAAGCGTTTCTCTAAGGGATTGAAAAAGGAAACTACAGTAGAATCCCTTATTAACCTGGCAGCTCTCCCAGTATCTGACAGCAACGCTGTAGGCTGGATGGGTAATTTCCACGGAATGGCTATCAAAACCGTTATCCGTAACCTCCTGAGCAAGTACGGCTATCTCTCTGTAGAAATGCAGAACGCCATAGCCGATGATTACGAGGGTGAAACTACTGGTAGCACTCCAGAGGATCAGACACCTGTAGTTATGGATGCTGAGGCAGTGGTATATGAGGATGTTTCACAGCAGGGACAGTTGCCAGCTCCAGCAGATCCTCAGGAGGTAGATCCAGGCTATTAAGATATGGAACTGAAAGTATTAGGCAGCTCATCCAGCGGTAACTGTTATATCCTGGATTGTGGGAACGAGGCTCTGATATTGGAGGCTGGGATCCGCTTTCTGGAGGTGAAAAAAGCCCTGGATTTCAACATACGCAAAGTGGTGGGCTGCCTGATTACTCACCAGCACAACGATCACGCTAAGTATATCAAAACGATGGTGGATAATGGCTTTTATACGCTGGCACTCCCTGAGGTATGGGCTGCAAAAGGCATAGAGAGCACACGATCTATCACCCTGGAGCTGGGTAAGGGCTACAAGTTTGGCAAATTCAAGGTGCTGCCATTCAACGCTTACCACGATGTACCATGTGTGGGCTATCTGATCGATCACCCAGAAAGTGGAAAGATAATGTTTCTCACAGATAGTTGTGCGTGTGAGTATCGCTTCAAGGATCTAAGCCACATTCTCATAGAATGTAACTACTCTCATAAGAAGCTCACAGAGGCTATCATGGCAGGGCGTACACTCCTATCACAGAGAGAACGACTGCTGACCTCTCACCTGGAGCTGGATATGTGCAAGGAGATCCTGGCTACTACAGACCTCTCAAAGGTGGAAAACATAGTGCTGATTCACATATCAGATAACAATGCCGATGAGCAGCTATTTGTATCGGAGGTGGAAAGGG